ACAGTAAATAGATGTTTTGATGAAGAGAAGCCTTTAGTTAACAGATTTGAGATGTCTGCTAAAGATGAATATGGAGAGGAGACTATTGTTGAGTTTGGTTTTATACCAAAGTTAGATGATATGTCATTTGGAGAGTTTATTGATTTAGATAATAATATATCTGATTGGCAGAATATGCATAAAGCAATGGCTGTCTTATTCAGACCTATTATCTTTAAGAAGAAGGAGTTTTATAGAGTGATGGATTATGAAGGGAGTCATAAGTACTCAGATGTAATGTTGGATATGCCAGTTAATGTAGCGATAGGGGCGATGGTTTTTTTTTATCGTTTAGGGAGAAAATTACCGAGTTATACGGTGGATTATTTAGTGAAGGTATTGAAGAAGGAGGGAGTTCCACCTCAGCTCAAGCGAACTTTGGACAAAAGTGGGGTTGGTATCAATCAATATTTACAATCGCTAAAGAAGATGCAGCTAGAATTGATGAAGCAACCAGACTTCCAATACATACCTGTTTGATGTATTTGGAATATATAAAGGATAAAACAAATTTAGAGAATGCTTTAATAAAAAGAGCACATAAAAAATAGATATGACACAAGTATATGACTTATTAGACAAGTTAAAGGACGAATTAAGATTAAATAAGCACGTTAATAGTGTTAGTTTCGGAGATATTACTGAAATTAACCTAAATAAGACAGATATATTCCCTTTAACACACTTAAACATCTCAAATGCTGTAATAAGCTCAAATACTATCACTTTTACGCTTCAAGTACTATGTGCAGACATATTAGACTACAATAAAGAGGATTATAGCTATGATTTGTTCTATGGCAATGATAATTTACAAGATATAATGAATACACAGTTGCAAGTAGTCAATTTAGTATACTCTAAGCTAAAAAGAGGTACTTTAAGAGAAGAATTACTACAAGTAGACGATAATATCTCTGTTCAGCCATTTAAAGACAGATTTGAGAATGAATTAGTAGGATGGGGAGCTGATATAGATATAATAATGAGAAACGATATAAGTATCTGCTAATGGACACTAGTTTTATAACAATAGCACTTACCAGACTAGGTAGGAAAACAGTTTCTAGGCTTAAAGAGCAGCTATATATGGATGAAACTATAGCTACTGGAAAATTAGCTAATAATATTGAGTCCAAAGCAGTAGGTAATGCTTTAACAATAACGATGGATGCTTATGGTGGAGCTATAGACGAAGGTATTCGTGCAGGTAAAAGACCACCTAATGGAGATAGAATAGAAGATTGGTTAAGATTCAAAGGTATACGTCTTAGAGACAATACTACTGGCAGATACCTTAAACATACGGACTATAATTACAATAAGATATCATTTCTTATTAGCAGAAGTATATCTAGAAGAGGTACATTAAAAGAGTTTCAGTTTAAAGGAAGTAATTTTATAGACAGAGCAATAAACAACACATTAGATGAATTTGATGATGCTATATTAGAAGCATTTAATAAGGAACTAACAAAAGAATTTGATAAAATAAAAACAAATGGCTAAAATAAACGTAAGAAGTCCTTACTTCATAAACTTATCAACTACCAACTTAATAAGTGCAACTATTCAAATAAGAATATATAAAGGAGCAGCAGAATCTACTTGGCAAGGAAGTCCACAATATACATTAACCTCAACAGCTATAGATGAAAAGATAAACTTTGAAATATCAGAATTAATAAAGGACTACATACCAGCAGCATTTAACGGAGTATATCCAAGTGAAGCAGACGCAACAGAAGATTATACTACAATGTATGTAGATTATAGAATTTCAGAAACATTAGTAGGTCCAATACTTTCTCCACCAGTAGATGTATTAGGTGTTAGAGCATTTTATGGATATGGATATTTTGAAGATGGTGCAAATCCTGAATTATTGCAAGGATACTTACAATCTAATAATGTTATACTGAAAAAAGATGATGCTCCTATAAGAATACCAGTAGATAACGAAAACACTAATTCAGTTGCTTTCTTTTATCAAGGGCAACAAGTATATTCTTGGCTTCCTCTTATAAATCTTAAAATACAAGACCATATTGTTTATGTAAGTAATGGAGTTAATGGAGCAGACAGCTTTGAAGAAAGAGTAGAGTTAGATGGAGGTACATTTGAAGATAATGCTTGTATTGACCAATTTGAAGATGACTTTGAGTTACATCCTGTAGATACAGTTTATGTGTCAGCAGTAGATGGTTTAACAATAATTAAAGTAGATAATATAGAAGAGTGTAAATATACGCCTTATAAGGTCACGTTTATCAATAAGTTTGGTGCTTATCAAGATATATGGTTCTTTAAGAGAAGTAATCTTAGTATGACTAAGAAAGATGAGATGTTTAAGTCAAATATAATAAATAATGGCTCTTATAACACTTATCAGCATCAATATGAGACTTTTCACGTTAATGCCAAAGAAACTTTAAGTTTAAATACAGGATTCTATCCAGAATCTTACAATGAGGTATTTAGACAGATGTCTTTAAGCGACAAAATATGGATAGAGTACAATGAAAAGACTTTACCAGTTAGATTGACCTCATCTAACCTATCATTCAAGACTAGATTAGATGATAAGCTAATAAATTACACAATAGAACTAGAATTTGCATTTGATAAGATAAACAACGTAAGATAATATGCGTAGAGAAGTAGAAATATACATAAATACAGCAGGATTTGGCGAAACTGTAACTTACAAGCGATTAGATATCTTTTCAGAAGAATCTATAAACATAACTAACTCAATACAGGATATTAGAGACATAGCTAAGGTATTTACTGACTTTACACAACAATTTAGCTTACCTGCTAGTTCTCCTAACAACTTAATCTTTAAACATTACTATAATTTTGATATTATAGGTGGTTATGATGCTAGAGTAAAGAGAGAAGCTTTAATAAAGATAAATGGAGAGGATTATAAGAAAGGATTTCTTAGTTTGAATAGCGTAAGCATGAAAAACGGAGTTGCTTTTGCTTATAAGGCTGTATTTTATGGTAAAACAGTAAATCTTAACTTGCTTTTTGGCGATGATGAGTTAGATAACTTAGCTGTAGATAATACTTCTTATTTATCTAAATTTAATCAAATATATACTTCTTCTAACGTAAATACAGGGTTTTCTGACGGATTTAATTTAGTTAATGACGTTTTAGTATCTAATAGTTCTAGTACAACAGCAGGAGACTTATGTTATCCTTTTATAAGTGGTAAGAGTCATTATTATTACGATTCAAATCACGACAATGGACCTGAGTTAAGAGAAGAGGTTGTTTCAAGAAATGTAAGGCATCACAACTCTGGAACTCCCTATACTGGACTATCTATGATAGACTTAAAACCAGCAATTAGATTATATCACATAATATTAGGCATAGAAGACAGGTATGGTATTACATTCTCTAAAAACGGAACAAACGACTTCTTTAGTACGTCTAATGCTTCATTCTATGAGTTATATCTATGGTTGCATAGAGAAAAAGGAGATTTATCTTCACAAATAGCGATAGAAGAAAGAAAACTTGATTTAGATGACTATTTGTTTATTAACACAACTCCTACAGGTCAAAACGACCCTAGAAGTAATTCTAATAAAGACTTAGTTACTTCTATTGTAGTTGACGGACCTGATATTACAGAGATTTATTATAATTATCAAATACAAGTAACTCCTACTGGAGCAGGATTATATACTTTAGAATTATTTGATGGAGAGTCAGGAGAAATAATAGGAACTTCAGAGCATTCTGGGGGAGGACCTGTTACTAGAAGTTATACGATACAAAAGGAATTTGGAAGTGGCGAAGGAACACAAACTTTTACTCCTATATTCAAAGTAAGAACACAAGGAGGTATAACTCAAATAGCTGTAAATAGTTTTAATATAGTATACAATGAGGTAGATAATTCAGGCGGTTCTGCTGGTTATACTGCTAACTATACATACAATGGAGGTAATCCTATAGGAGTTTCTTCAGGTATAAATATAGTAGATAATATGCCTAAGATGAAAGTTATAGACTTTTTAACATCTATATTTAAGATGTTTAATCTAACTGCTTTTTATGATGGAGAAACAATTAAAGTAAGAACATTAGACAAATTTTATGATGAAGGTACAAGTCACGATGTAAGTCAATATATACACGCTGATAAACATACTGTAGATAAAGCAAACATATATTCTAAGATAGATTTTGAGTATCAAGACGCATCTACTTTTGCTATAGTAAACAGCAATGAAATAACTAATGATGAATTTGGTAATGAAAGACTTAGTAATAGGTCTAATGCTATAAGCAACCCTTTAGCATTTGATGGAGGAACGTATTCTGTTAAGTTAGGATTTGAACATCTTATGTATGAGAGAATGACTGACCAAAATGATGACACAGATAGAACTACTATACAGTGGGGATGGATGGTTAGTAAGGATGAAAATCCAGTTCTTGGGAAACCTCTAGTTTTTTATTGTATAAAACAAGACGCTGGACAGTATACTATATTTAACACAGATGATGATGATTTTGACCAATATATAAGACCAGCAAATACTTTAACAACAAGTGCAGCTACTAATTTACAGTCAATTCATTTTGGCGAAGAAGGAGATGAGTTCTTTGTAGATAATGTAAATACAGAAAGTCTGTTTAACAATTACTACTTTAACTATATAGTTCCTATATATAATGAAAAGTCAAGGTTATCTAAGTTTGAAGCTACATTACCTTTAAAATTAGTCACTAAGTTAGAATTAAACGACAAACTAATTATATCAGGTAGAAGCTATAAGATAAACAGAATACAGATGAATATAAATACAGGTAAGGCTACATTAGAATTAATAAACGAAGTGTAATGATAAGAGAGATAATAGATTTATTAGGAACATCTGATTGGAATGTTAAAGACGAAGATATAGATATAGCTAAAGGTAAATATTTAGCACCTACTAATTGGAAAGAATTTAAAAACGCAATAAAACGAAATAAATAATGGCAACAAGCTCATCAACAACAAAAACTATAGTAATAAAAGTAGAAGGTGGTCAAGCGATTGCTTCTATGGACAATGTTACTCTTAGCACTAAACAACTTAACGCTGAACTAGCTAAAGTTTCTGTGACAGGAGGAAAGGGAAAAGCAGGAGGAGCTTCAGGAGCAACTGGTGGAGCTACTGCAACAGTACTAGAACTTGGTAGAACCATATCAGATTCCAACTATGGAATTAGAGGTATGGCTAATAACCTTTCACAATTAGTATCTAACTTTGCATTTACTACAAAAGCAGCAGGAGGTTTTGCTGCTGGACTAAAAAGTATATGGTCAGCAATGATGGGTCCTTTAGGTTTAGTACTAGCATTTCAAGGTGTTATTGCTCTTCTTGAAAGATGGAGTATGCAAACTAAAAAAGCTACTGAAGCTTCAGAAGAATTTAATAAAAGCCTTAAAGATGAAATAAAAATATTAAAATTATATGAAATTGCGATAAATGATAGCACTTTAAGTTTAGAAGCTAGGTTAGGAATCATAAAAGGTCT